GGACCAAGTTTATTGCCGTAGTCAAATGTTTTCTCTTGCCATGCTGGAGATTGGTCTGAATAGTTCTGACCAAATGCAACAACAGCAGCTTGAGCGCCACACAGAATTGCTCTACGAGTGTTTGCAACAACAGATGGAACACGAGTTGATTCGTGTAAAATCACGCCATTGTATTCACCTAAAGCGCCTGTATAGATAGGGTTGTTAGATACTTGACCACCCATCATTGCAGCTTTCTGTATGTCATACCAAGTAACAGCAGAAGTTGAAACTGTAGTTCTTAGTGATGTAACTTGGAAAGGATGCAAGAAGCATACAAACTTATCTTCGCCATTAATGCGCACAGGGCGAATTAGTGGAGATAAAGTTTTAGCTTTCTCTACAGCTTTGTCTAATAAGTCTAGTGTAAATACCGCAGTAGAAGCACCAGCCACAGAAGCCTCAGAAGCTTGAGCGCCACCAAATAATAAGTGGTTAGCATCAGGAGCTACAGTAGCATTAGAGCCTGTATAGCGAGTATCAGCTTGACCTGTGTTACCTGCAATTTGGTTAAAAAATGCAGTGTCCATGCGGTCAGCAAACCAGTCTTTTAATCTGTCCATTGCTTCTTCACGAACATCAAAATGAACACGCTGCTCTGACATTTTGCCAGTAGATAGCACGCCATTTCTTATTTGGTCAATTAACAAGGCATCAGAATAAGTAACTAAGCTTTCTTCGTTGCCTTCTAGAGCGCCATCACCTGACACACCTGCACCATTAAGTTGCATAATTAAACCGTAAGTGATTTGGTCACCTGCGCTTTTTTGCGTTTCATCTTTTAATTGAATAACGCTGTTAGTTCCTTTACCAATAAATTTATTGATATAGGTTGCTTTAAGGGCTTCTCTTATTAGCCTCTTAGAGTATAGTTTCACCGCTAAAGGGTGATTAACTGGATAATTGGTTTCAGCCATAAGCCTACTCCTTTTTAAGTTGATAAAAATGTAAAACGAAAATTGCCCGATAAAACGAGCTACGAAAAATTTTTGACGGAATTACCCGAAGAAACGCCCTTTAACGGAGGCTGCCGAAATATTATTACCTTGAAGCCATTTTCTCAAAAAATAAGTCCAAAGCAGTTTTTTTATTTAAATCCGCAAGGGGATTTATACTATCTATATCATCAATAACTTCATCTGTCAAGTCTTGTCCTGCAACTCTACCACCTTTTATTGGAGTATTTAATTGTTGCCCCTTTTGTATATTCTCTAACTTCCTTGTTGGCTGAGGGTTTTGTGGCGTAACAGAATTATTAATTTTAGGAGAATAACCAGACATTCTTGCTAGTTCATATAATTTAGCAGCAGGATTAAATCCACGCTCTAAAGCATTTGCAACCAAACCTCTTTCTTCCGCCTCCACAATTTGCTTTATCATTTCTGGCGCATAACCAAACAAAGCAAGTTGTTGCGTTCTTTGGTTCCACAAATGATTATAAGCATCACTAAAGTCATTTTGAGATTTACTAAAATCTTGTGCCGCAGTTGCATAAGTTTGTATAAATTGCTGTTCATAATAAGATGCTTCTTTTGAAGCTATATCAGCCTGAACTATTGCATCCTGTTTATCTTGTCTTGTTTTTACATACTCAAGAGGGTCATCTTCATAAGTTACAGGTGCAACTTTTTCTTTTTCTTCATAAGCTTTAAGCTTTTGCATAGCTTCAGCGTATTTTTTTTCAGCTTCTATGCGTTTTTGTTTTTGCTCAAAATAAGCGTTATATGGTATTTGTTTTTTGTCAGCGTTTTCTTTTGTTGAAGGTTGCTGATATGGCTCTTTAATATCTTCTAGCTTTTTATCTTCTACTTTCTTAGCTTCAGCTTTTGCTACAGGCTCTTTTTTCTTAATTTTTAATTTTGCACCTTTAGATTTAACAAACTCCTCTATAGCCTCTTCAGTTAAATCTTCATCTTTTATATCTTCAGCTTTTAATTCTGAAGTATCAATGGATTCTAAGTCACTATTTTCAACCGCATCATCTTCTTGGCTTTCTATCTCATTTTCCATAGCCTCTAAATCTTTTGCGTTCATTTGTTCAGTGGTCATACTCCTCCATTGTTGGTTGATTTGCTCATAGCATTAACAACCGCAGTATCTGTTTGGGTTGTCGCTTTTTTAATATCAGCAAAAGCTTTTATTTTTGCTGTTTGTTGTTTGATTTTTTCTATATTTAGATTAATCATATTATCTTGTATGTTAGTTTGACCCAACATAGCTTCAATTTGAGATTTTGTAGTTATATCTTGCGCTTTTGCCATATTTAAGAAAGCATCACTTTCTATCTTCTTAATCTCATTTGTTTTCTTTTGCAACTCTAATTGTGATGCTGCTTGCTTCATTGGGTCAGCAGATTGCTGTGCAATATAATTTTTCCAGCTTTCAATTAAATTTGCAGGAAGTGGTGAGTAATCCAAAACATCAGGCGGAATAGGCACCCCAGCTTGCATAGCCATAGGCAATAATTGCATCATTGTGCCAAACACTCTTTCTTTTACACTCACAGAATTAGGCGCATCATCAATAATAATATCGTATTTTTCTGCCAAACCCTCTTTTAGCAACGGAATATATTTAGAGCCATTTTTTTCATCTATTCTAATTAAACGACCATCTGCAATATATGTTTTTGCAAAATCCAACAATAACTTTCCTTGAAACTTTCTAAATTTGCGCAATGAATTTGTAAACTGCGCAAGAGTTGTCAAGCCAGAGTTTTTACGACTTTCCTCTACCACGCCCGCTTGAACTTTATCAGTCAAGCCCATTAATTCTAAAGGCACACCAGATGTGTCATTAATTGCACCCATAGCATATTGCAACAATCTATCTATGCCATCAGGATAATTTGGTTGTGGCTTAGGTTGTATTCTTTCCAGCTTACCTGGGTTGACCTCAACATTTTTATCAGGGCGTGACATATCATTTTCAGCCTGTGTTGGGTCTTTAAACGAGCCAGTTTCATATAAAAATCCACCCTTAGCATTTGTGTTAAGGATGTGCATTATTTGCGATAACCACTTATTAGCCCATCTTTGCGGGTCCATCATTAGCTTAACAAGACCAAACCAAGTATTAGCATTTCTATCACGCAAGCCTGTTAATATTTCTATTGAAAATTTCTCAACAGGAGCTGGTTTTTCATCTAACAACAAATCTCCCGCCACTATATACTGATGATACTGACGCTTAACCTGCTCAACAACCATTAACCCAGCTTGCTCAATTTGAGTTTTTATTTGCTCATATTGTTCTTCGTTTAATTCGTCAACCCTCATTTCGCCTGTAGGATTGCCCATTATATCTAACACAGGATTTTCAACCCTAAACACTGGAACCAATTTATAACATTGATAATATATTACAGAAATTTTACCTTTGTCACTTGTCTGTGTAATAACATTATTTTTATAATCATCTTTAGGGTCGCCAACTGCTTCCTCAACATCATCCATCAATTCTAGCGTGCCATTATTTACTGCATCTTTAGCTTGCGGAAATAATGTAATAAAATCTTTTTTATCCATGCGCCTTTCAATAGCTCTCCATTTGCTATCTTCAGCGTTTTTCTTTCTGCTGGTTGGGTCAAATGCAAGCATAAAAGGGTCAATGCGCTCTTCTACGATACACCCATCTCTATCTATTTCATAATCCACATAAGTATATACACCACCTAAACCACAAACCAAAACATCCTCATAAGCCTCAGATTCTACATCTTCAGCCTCACATTCTTTTCTAATATATTTTAAAGCATTGTTTGCTAAATCACAAACCCCTTGGTCTTCAACACCAAACGGAATACAATTAATATCTTGCCTATTCTGCAACTCTAATCCTGTTACAGTATTAATAATTTTTGTCATTTTGTTAAATGTAATCGGAGGTCGACCTTGCTCTTCTAATATCTGAACTTCCTCTGTAGTCCATTGCTTGCCAGCATACATATTATATGCCATTTTAGCATCCTGCCTCCATTGTTTAGCATGAGCCTTATATGCCTTTATATCATTACGAACACGCAAAACTATTTCGTTAGACTCATAATCATCATCAACGCCCATAGCAGCACCTATATCAGCACCATTTTCTTTTTCTACATAGTCCATACGCTTCCCCTCCTAAAAGGCACAATTTTATTATCAATAACCCATCTGTCTTTCTTTTTTATCACTATGTCAGGGAAAATGCAATTTAAATCCGCTTCTGTTATTCTCGCTAACGCATCAAGCATATCATCATGCAACGGAACTGGGAAGCACAAAAATTCTTCCTGTATAAATTGACCAATTAAATCTACAGCTTTACCCTCATAATTTGTCTTGTAGCAAACATTCGGAAAATATATTTTATGCTGCTCAAATAATGGTATCAACCTTTTTATCCTATCTACCTTACTCAACTTCCCACCAAGCGGCGTTATATGAAACCTATAATTCTCCCTCGCTTGCAATTCTTCAATATACTGAATATCCGCTTGCATAGAATACATCTCATATCCAACTCCCATTATCCGACCATTTCTGCTCCACCTCTTATGCAAGTCAATCACCATCCTGCCACGCTCTGACAAATTCAACTTATCACGCACCACATCCAATATATAATAATTCCCATCCTCCGCCAACCCAACAACCCATGCCGCAGTCCAGTCACTCTTCTTTTTCTTATCATTCGCAGGGTCAACCAATATATATTTATTCAACCCCCTCTCATCACTTATACTATCATAATATCTTATATCATCCTTACTAAAACCTTGCGTTGTATCTGCAATAGGATTTTGCAACATCTGCGCACTAAATACAAACTGACCCATTGCCGCTCGCTTCTTATCCAGCGCCTCCTTACTCAAAAATACTGGCGCACCCTCCAATGTCCCATCATCTGTCGCAGGGTATATCCTCGCCTTCACCGCGCCCCTATCCATCATCACCTTATATGTATCACCAAAATGATACCTCGTCCCAATATACCGCCTCTTGCAATCCCCACTCCCTAAATTCAACGATAAAGCCCAAGCATCCGTCACCTTCTCTATCATCTCAGGATTACTCACATACTCAACCGTAATCAAATCATCATATATACACCTCTTAAAGTGCTTTGATGTCGGCTGCCCCTCTACCACCCCCCACGCCTCAACCGTGCTCTCCTTCGGGTTGCCCTTCCGCCTCACTATTATCCCATCATCCTCCGACCACTTCGGCGCATCCCTCTGCGGGTTCTCCCACAATATATCACTAAACAACTCCCGCAATACCTCATTCCCCTCAAACTCCCTCTTTATCTGACGCACAAATTGCTTCGCTATAGGTCTTGTGCAACTAAATATCCCCACCGTCACCTCAGGGTCCCTCAATATATCCTGTATCGTCAACCCAAATGTTATTATAGAACTCTTGTAATGTCCCCTCGCCCACAAATCCAACATCTCATCAGGACTCTCCTGAACCTCCCTACACCTCGCCAATAACCACTCATCCTCCATATCATCCCGCCTCAATACACACCACATCAAAAAAAATAAATCCTCCTTGCATAACTCACGCATATACCAACGCAAATCCCCATTCTCCTCAACAGCACCCAACTCCCCCAATAACGCCCTATACTCACTTAGACTTTTTAGCACGACTACCCCCCTTTCCTACAGCACCCTTCCCCGCAGCCCTCGCCAACATCTCATCCAACCTCTCACGACACGCACTCACCACTCCACCAGCATCCTCAACCTCAACCCTCCTCTCAAAAAATTCACCCAACGCCTTCAAACCCAACTGCTGGTTCACACTACCATCATTTATCCCCTTCCATATCCGACCCTCTAACAAATCCTTCAACTTCCTATACACCCGCATCCCATCCTCTCCCAACTCTCCACTCGCAGCCCACCTGTGAACATCCTCTACACTATACTCCTTAAACGCTATCAAATCCCCCACCAAATACACATCCTCAGCAGCTACAGCCTTTGAATATATCCAGTCTATGTCAGATTTTCTGTTTACCACTTTACTATCTACCACTTTACTGTTTACAACTTTATTGTTTACCACCTTCATATCCTCCATTTTATTATCTACCATTCCGTTCCTTTTTCTTCCTTTATTTGCATATTAACACTTTTTTAAGGGTTGTCAATTTTTATGGCGGATGTGGGGGAATGTTCATTATAACCAACCTTATTTCAAACCCCCCATACCAATCGTTCATAGGGGCGGGGGGTCAATACAATTACAAGTAGAACCACAAAATAAATACAACTATTAGTTGCACAACTATAAGTATATACAATGCCAAGCTATACAACTAAAAGATGTGTAACATATATACAACACAACAGACCATATTCAATCTTAGGTTGCAATAATCGCATAACCTTTATTATGGAAAGTGACGCCTATTGATTTATAAGGATAATTTAGCTTTTCATTT